TTAAGTCATCAATTTTTTTGTATAAATCTTGCTTGTCACCACTGTTTTCCAGCACAAAATCAAAGTCTTCTTTTGCCCATGCATATTCTGATGAATGTATGTTTTTTGGTTCAATGTTGCCTTCCACATAGTTGACAAACCAGTCAGGATCCTGTCCCCTCTTGACAAGTATAATTTTGCCACCGTGTGCCCTTATCTGTTTTACTTCGTTGGGGAACCTTGTGTCTGCGATTACGGTGTTTTGTCCTTTGTATCGGCCCATGCAACTGTCAACCCATATTCCGTCATACATGTTGCCACGCATAACTTCGGTGCCAAAATGTTGTAAAACCCATCTTGGTGTGATTGGTTTGCCAAATTTTTCGCTCCAGAATTTATCAGGTTGCTCTCTCCAGTGCCTGCTTGATTCGGTGTCTCCCTCGAGCATACTCCTGTCCCAATTAAACATGGACGCAACTGCGTCCTTTAAGCTCTTGGCAAAACTATCTTTTAGGTAACCGTGTTTTTCAACAAGCCTGTCTGCAACTGTTCCTTTGCCAGAACTAATAAGTCCTACTATTCCTATCAGCATGTGATTATTATATTACTTTTTCAGGCGTTTTTCAATCTCTTTTTTTGCTTCTTCGACAGATTTAAGAATGGTAATCCTGAAATCTTTCTTCTTTTGTTTCAAGGCAACAATGCTCATGTTTTCCAAATCTTCTACCACTTGTTCTAATTCATCCAATGATAGATCTGAATATGTTCTATATCTTTTTTCTGTCATCAAAGATATTTAAAGTGATTTGTTTATGTATTAACCAATAACAAAACTATGAGGTGTGCCACCTTCGGCAAAGTTGCCAATTTCTTGGTCAAGTCTTTCCATTTCGGCCATGCCTTGCTGTTTAAGTTCTGCACCATTCAATGAAGTACCACCTTGTGGACTTGCAATGGTGTTGAATTTGCCTCTGGCCTCCCCAATCATCACTTTGGATACTGCTAGTGTGTAATCTCTTATCCACGGTTTGGAATAGATGTCCTTAAACAATGTTATATCTGGCCTAAAGTTATCTGTGTGCATAAGAACAGTTTCATTGTCTGCTCTTGGTCTTTGTGTAATTGTTAATTTTTTTGTGGCGACATCAAAATGAAATTGTATGAATGAACCAAACAATTTACCAACTAATTCTTGATAAGATGCAAAAGCATAGTAAGTAGCCAAACCACCTGTTGCACCTGCTCTTAAAAGATATGTATTTGTGTATGCTAAATTGAATGGTTCAAACAGTGTGCCACCTTCGCCACCTTCAGTTCTAGAACCTACGGTTCTTCTAAATAATTTTCTTACATTAATGACTTCATCAGGCAAGATATACGTGTTTTGATTTTCTTTCAATTCTAAGAAAGCATATGATTCTTCAACCGCATTAGATGAACGCTGTCTATACCTGTCTATCGCCCTAGTAAGTGCCGTTTGATAGTGTTTTGGGTCTAACTCCACATCTATCATGCCCTCACCTAGATTGTTTTTGACATAATCAAATATTTCTTGTTGTCCTGTTTGAAGTTCTGACATATTGATATTTATTGCCTTTGCCTGTACAATAAATATGTATGATATGCCAAGATTATCCATTTTTAAGCCTGAAAAGGGCAATGACTACAAATTCTTTGATCGAACCATCAAAGAGATGTTCACAGTTGGCGGAACCGACCTACATTTTCACAAATATATCGGCCCTTACGATCAAGGAGATACAAACAAGGACGGCGAGGCATCACCAACACAGCCACAGTATTCGGGCGATACTTTAAACGAAAGAACTATACAAGATTTATTATTTTTAGAAAACAGAGATAGAAAATACGATGCAGACATTTACACAATCCGTGGCATTTATAATGTACAAGATATAGATTTCAATCTATCCCAATTTGGAATGTTTTTACAAAATGACACTTTGTTTTTAACGATTCATCTTAATGATTCAGTCGAAAGACTAGGTAGAAAACCAATGTCGGGTGATGTGATAGAATTCCCCCACATGAAAGAAGACTATTCTTTGGATGAAAGTATTCCAATTGCATTGAAAAGATATTATGTTGTGGAAGATGTGAACAGAGCCGCGGAAGGATTTTCACAAACATGGTGGCCGCACCTACTAAGATTGAAATTAAAATCACTAGTTGACTCTCAGGAATATCGAGATATCCTAGGAGATGCCACAACAACAGGTAGTTTGGCAAATTATATGTCCACTTTCAACAGAGAAAAAACTATTTCGGATCAAGTGTTAGCACAGGCAGAAGCAGATGCTCCAAAAGCCGGATTCAATTACAAACAATATTATGTTGCACCTATTGATGAAAGAGGCAACATAAGAACAGACAACGTTAATACCACAGAAAGGATCAGTTCTGATAAACCAATAAATGCTGTGATTGATACACCAGCGGCATCACACTATGGATTCTATCTAGATGGCGATGGCGTCGCCCCCAACGGACATCCAGCTGGTTTTGGAATATCATTTCCTAATGCAAACGTAAATAAAGGTGATTATTTTTTAAGGACAGACTACTTGCCGAATAGATTATTTAGATACGATGGTAACAGATGGGTCAAGATTGAAGACTCGGTTAGGATTACTACTACCAATACTGATACAAGATCAACGCAAAAAACTGGTTTTGCAAACACCTCCGGTACAACAACTATTAATGGTTTGACTGTCAATCAAAGACAATCATTAGAAAATGCTCTTAAACCAAAGGCTGACAATTAATGCTCCATTTCTATTCAGGACAGGTTAGAAGATTTTTAACACAGTTCATGCGGATATTGAACAATTTCAGTGTGGAAACAGGCAGAGGCAAAGATGACCAGATTGCACTTAGACCAGTGCCAGTCGTATATGGTGATGCAACAAGACAAGTGGCAAATATAATCAGGCAAAATAGTGAAAATGCGTTGAACTATGCACCTAAAATTGCTTGTTATATAAGAGAGTTAAATTATGATCGAGAGCGAATGCAAAATCCTTATCATATCGAAAAACAACATTTAAAAGAACGTGATGTTCTAGATGACGGTACCTATAGTAACAAACTTGGAGCAGGTTATACTGTAGAAAAACATATGCCTTCACCTTTTCGATTAGAAGTAACAGCTGACATATACAGCAGTAACACTGATCAAAAATTACAGATTATGGAACAAATATTGTATTTGTTCAATCCAGATTTTGAAATACAAAAAAGTGACAACTACATTGACTGGACCAGTTTAAGTTATGTTGAACTTACCGGAATAACATTTAGTTCTAGAACTATTCCTGTAGGAGCAGATTCAGAAATCGATGTAGCAACAATGACTTTTAGTATGCCTATTTGGTTATCACCTCCTGTCAAAGTATCTAAGTTAGGTGTAATACAAAAAATTATAATGAGTGTATATGATGACGATGGTGGTATAAACAAAGGTTTAATAAGCGGACCTTTGATAAGCCAAAGTTTCATTACACCAAACAATTTTGGTTTACTAGTCACTGGAAACCAATTGCGCCTATTGGGAACCACAGGAACCAATGTATCTTCTGGCGGTGATGGATTTCATACTGGAGCTACAGACCCGGGATTGGCAGATCCATTTGAAACATTTGGTCCACCGGTGAATTGGAAAATTTTACTAGACCAATACGGAAAAGTGCGGAATGGTACCAGTCAAATTAGGCTTACACAACCAACCGGAAATGAAATAGTTGGCACTATTGCTACAACATCTCTAGATGATACAATTTTACTGTACACAATTGATAATGACACTATTCCGGAAAATACTTTACCAGCTGTTAAGAAAATTATCAATCCTTTGACATTTGCACCAACTAATAATGCCGCAGGTGATAGATATCTTATAATTGACCAGATTGGAGATTCCACAGCAACAGTTCAAAGTTCAACATGGGGTAACCTTGTTGCCAGTGTTGGTGATATTATCCAATATGATGGTACAAAATTTGTCAAAGTGTTTGATGCATCAAATCCAGATTCAACATTACATTACGTAACTAACTCTAACACAGGTATTCAGTACAGATTCACTGGTACAGAGTGGGTAAAATCTTATGAAGGCATTTACCAACAAGGCACTTGGACGATTGTGCTAGATGGCGGTTTTGTTGCTAATGATGATGCATCAGGTCAAGATGCAACTACTCCTTAAATTTTAACACTAAATTACTATAATGAAAGAAAACATCATTTGTTCGGGTGCATTGTTCTACTCTACAGGTACAAAACGTTTTTTGTTTTTGCAAAGAACTGATCGAAAAACCCAGGGGACTTGGGGACTAGTTGGAGGCCAGGCTCATTTCACTGAATCAGCATTCGAAGGATTGAAAAGAGAAATCGAGGAAGAAGTTGGGACTACACCGGCATTTAAAAAAGTTATACCATTAGAATTATTCACATCCAATGATCAAAAGTTCTTTTTTCACACTTATCTAATTGCTATCGACGGAGAATTTATTCCAAAATTAAATGGTGAACATTCAGGTTATTGTTGGTGTGCATTTGAATGTTGGCCTAAAAATTTACATGGTGGTTTACGCAATACTTTGAATAACAAAAGTATAAAAGGCAAACTACAAACAATCCTAGATCTAATTACCTAACTACGCACCGATAACAAGATAATGACACCATCTTGGTGGCAACCACTGTAATAACCATGCTCTGTTTCTATACAAAGCATACAACTCATCAAGATTTATTTTGTCTAAATTTTTAAATTGTACTCGAAAGTATGGATGCTCACACGAACTGAATACAAGGTCGTAGTCGTCTTCCGTTCCTTTGAACACTCTCAAATGGAGGTGACGAAACTTACGTTCTATGATTAATTCTTTCACGCACTTCTCCCTTATTTTAAAAAAAGTGCGTTCCTTCGGTTTCCCTACTTCCGTCCCATTGGATGAACGTAAAAATATTTATTAATGTTATAAAAAAAGGGCGACATAAAGCCGCCCTTTTGGTCTACTAAAAAGTAAAAATATTTATTAATTGTTAGTTCTCACTGCACAGTTTACCAATTTGATTCCTGCATCTGTTGAACTTTCTAATGCTCTACCAATTACGTGGAAAGGTGTAATTGATTCATCTTGTGCTACTGCTCTAGCACAACCTTTTACCGTTGAAGTAACAAGTCTTTGTCCTTTTGAAACTTCGCCGATAACTCTGACTGGTGTTCTACCTGTCATTGCCACAAATGGATGTGAATCATTGTTACCTGCTCCAGCGTTCATGGCATATGCCGGCTGGGTTGATACTACACCAAATACCGAATCTGATAGGTCAGTTGTTGTTTCTGTGATCTCTGCTGAGCCACCTACTGTTACCACTGCACCTTCTGCCATAGGAGCATCTGCTTCGAAACGCTCCGCCACGTCCGCGTATTGAGCCGAAGTTGATACGGCGTGTACAACGTTTGCTCTTATATCAACTAATTGTGTTTCAGTTCCTGTTGGTTCTGATTTGTTATCTGCACCTGTTGATGCTCTCAATGCCGTAAAGGCACCGCCTGCATTTCCGTGTGTAGTCGTTCCGTCATCTGCAAACGCTTCATCCCAAACCCAAAACAAGTCTTGTTCTGTTGCTGATGAAGTTTGACCTCTGTTTACTTTTAAACCTGAATATGTTGGCATTCCAGAGTTTGCTGAAACGTTTCTGTTTACTTCGATGATGTTGTCTTCAACTGTTAGTGTTGAAGTGTTAATTGTTGTTGTAGTCCCGTCAACCGTGAAGTTACCGTGTACCCTAACACCGTCATCAGTTATGGTCATTTCGGTGTTACCGTCAACTGTCACAGTGACAGTTCCATCTCCTGAGTCAGCAACAGTGACGTTGGTGTTGTTCTGTGAAATTGCAGTTGATGAAATTCCTGATATTTCGTTGTCAACATACGCTTTGATCGACTGTTGTGTTGCTAATTTAGTGTTACTATTCGATGACATGTTGTCTTCATCTTTGATACCTGTTACCGTTGCACCGTCACCCGCAATATTAATTGAGGTAGCGGCAAGTAATGCACCAGTGATGTCTACTGCTTCCGCAATAGTGACCTTGGTTGAATCTGAGGAATCAAGAGTAGTACCATTAATTCTTAATGAACTTAATAATAAATCTCCTGTTCCACTAGGCTGTATTGAAAGTTCAGCGTTCGATCCATTGGATGCGATCACATTTGTTGTGATTGCTCCCATTGTCGCAGTACCAAGGACTGTTGGCGCTGAAATTGTTGGACTAGTTAAAGTCTTGTTGGTCATTGTCTGCGTACCAGAGTCACTGTACGCCTTAGTTACTACATCACCGTCTCCTGATGGTGCAGATGTACTTAGACCTGTTATTGTATTGGCCGAAGCTGATAATGTTATATCACCGCATTCTAGGCCGTTGTTAACTCTAAAGTTACGTGTTGTCATGGTTCATTCTCCCACATGATTGTTGTTAATGTTAGTATTTAGCCTGCTAATGCAGATATTCTGTACCCTGACACTGTCGTGCTACCACCTGATGTGCTTGACGCAAACAGCTCAAGGCTGTTTTCACTTGCAGTATCAAATTCTGCTGTAAACTCAAGTTGTGTTGTACCTTTCGTAGAAACAAATGGACCATTCGCGACTGCTGGCACACCCGGTGTTGCCGCTGTGTATACCTCTTGTATGCTGTATGCACCTTCTGTACTATTGGCGCCCACAATAAAGTATACAGCACCATTTCCTTCATCAAGATCCATTAGATCAATTGCTGTTGCAGTAGAACTTACAGTGACTGACGCAAATGCCTTTTGATTAGCGTTGCTTTCTGCTGTCATGTTATCTTTCAATAAAATTTTGTGTATTGTTAAATTCAGATTTGTCTCCGATCCTGCCGCACTTACAACCACATTGTCACCTGATATTGCCGCAGTCAGTGTTATTAACGGATTATCACCCGAAATGGTGTTTCCATATGATACTATATAGGCATCTGATCCGTCATGAACCACCAATGCTTCAACCACATCCATTTCTGTTTTGCTGTCATTGTCAACACTAATAAAGTATTTTGCACCTCTGAAACTTGCATGGGCGAATGTATCAATTGATTCCGATGCACTATCAACGTCTGTGTTGCTTGTCGTTACAGTATTGCCTCTTGTGGCATCTGTTGTGCTTGAAGACATGGCAACTTTATAAAAACTTGTTTTGCAATCAGCTGAGGTACCTGTTGCTCTTAGTCTGAACTGTCCGTTGCTGACATCTGTGGATAATGTTGGAACAGTGCTTCCCCCTGCTGACTCTATACCTCTTCTGTTTCCTATGAATGATGCTGAATCATTATTAGTAATGGCTAACATTTCTGCACTTATGACCTCATTCACAAGATCATTGTGCACCAAGAAATAGAAAGCACTATCAATGAATGTTGCATTTATGCTGTCTATTGTTCTTGCCGCTGTGCTTAATGATTTGTTGTTTCGAACAGTGGCTAATGTGTCATCGGATATTGTGGTTGCTACCGAGTCAAAAGATAAAGTTCCTGCTCCGTCAGTAACTAGTGCCTGGCCTGCTGACCCGTCCGCCGTTGGCAAATTAAATGTAGTACCACCCGAAGTAATAACAAGTTTACTGCCATCGGATTCTATTTTCTCGTTGGCATCCGTAAAGTGTAATCCAACATTACTTGGTATTATTACATCAGCGGTTGCTGTTAATTTGATATTGTTACCTGTAATAGTTAAGTCTGTACCATCACCTTCAATTTTTTCACCATCGTTACCAAAAGTTAGTCCAATGTCTGCTGGTATATTAATATCTCCATTTGAACCTACTGTAATTGTTAAATCAGTTCCGTCAGATTCTATTTTTTCTGCCGTCGCAAACGTTAGTCCTATGTTTGCAGGAATATTGACATCTGCCCCTGCTGTTAAATTGATGTCACCGGTGCCTTGAGGTGCTATTGTAATATCGGCATTTGAACCGTTGGATGTGAAGTCATTTGCTGTGACACTTGTTGCTGTGACCACGCCGGCAAAAGTACCTGCGCCATCCACATCTAGTGTTGTGCCATTTAACAATTTTAATTCATCACTGTTTAGTCTTGCGGCAATATTGTTTGATCCTGCTTTTTTAACATTGAATTCTACTGCGCCGTCTTCCGAACCGTCTGCTACATCTATTATTTTTCCTGAGATAGAAGCATATTGCACTTCCTGGTCAGCATCATTTTCTCCTTTAAATTTAATTCTACCTAGGTAATCTGCGTTTGCTGGACTTGAACTGTTTCTCTTGAAAGTGAAAACAGGCGCCGCTGAGTTCGATGCTTCGGTGGTAGTGATCAACAATGAGTCATCTGTAGTTGTGGTTGTGATGTTTATAGCACCACTGAATGATGTTGTTTGATCTGCATTGAAAGTTGCCGCAGTTGAACCACCTGTAGCCATTGTAATCACATCTGAACCACTGAAAGTGATTGATGTATTTGAATCTGCATCACCGCTTATTGAATCAAGTGATAGACTGCCAACGTTAGATATATTTTGATCTTGGAAATCTACTGTACCTTCGACTGTTAAGTTTCCGTCAATTATTACATTTTCATTTATGTTTATTCCTGACGAATCTGATGAATCTAATGTGGTTCCATTTATTCTGATTCCGCTTATTAAAACATCTCCTGTACCGCTTGGCTGTATGCTTAGGTCAGCATTAGAGCCATTAGAAGTAATTACATTTGTGGTTACTGAATCAATTGTTGCTCCACCGGATATGGTTGGTGCTGTTATTGTTTTGTTTGTTAAAGTTTGTGAACCGGTCAAGGTAGCCACTGTTGAATCTATAGCAAACGTTACCGTATTTCCTGACCCTGATGTGTCAATACCTGTACCGCCAGTAAATGTAAAAGTCTCACTGTCTAGATCAATCGACAACGCACCGCCTGAATCTGCTTGGAAGTCAAGATCCTCTGCTGTGATTTGTGCATCAACATATGCTTTAATACTCTGCTGAGTTGCTAATGATGTGTTGCTGTTACTATCAAATCCGTCTTGGTCTAATACAGTTGTTACTCTTGCTCCTGAACCACCTAGTTGTAGTCCTGATGCTGTAAAATCACCAATTGCGGCTCCATCTACTGTAACTGTTATTGTGCCTGATCCTGTATCTGCCACTGTGACATTACTATTGAGTTGACTGATTGCCGTTGTGCTTACGGAGCCAACTTCGGAATCCACATATGCTTTGATTGACTGTTGTGTCGCCAATGATGTAGCACTATCACTTGACATGTTGTCTTCGTCGAGTATCGTCGTAACAGTGGCACCACTTGTGCCAACTTTTAAATTTTCAAGCACAATAGTACCTGTGCCACTTGCATTTATGAATAAGTCATCGTTGGATCTATTTGTTGCAATACTATTATCTGCAATCGTTAGATCGTTTAAAATTATGCTTCCTGTGCCTGATGTTCTAAGGCTAAGATCTGCGTTGCTGGGGGCAACTAAATTTTGTATTGATAAATCACCTTCACCAGCAAATACAAGAGCATCTCCTGCCTGATTAACTTTTAAAACCTGTCCAGCTGATCCTAGCGAGGTTAGACCTGTTCCACCACTTGCTATCGGAACACTTTCTCCTGACTGAAATTCGGCCAATCCTGTGGCCACATTAGATGCGTTGAATACTACTCGTACCGGTGTTTTATCTGCCATAACGTTTTCGTTCTGTCCCCGGCCTTATTGCACTTACCGGATGGATATCCTATTAACAAGTGTATTTATTGTGTTTTTTTAAAATTGAAACAAGGTCACATCAGTGACTTGATCAGTCAAAGAATCACCATTTGAGAGTGTGAAATTTTGACCTGCTTCTGTGAATACAGGTATAGTTTCAACGGTAGCATTAAATTCTAATGTCAAATCAGCAGTTTTAGCCAATAGCTCTGTATCTGTTGAGGATGTGCTTCCATCACTCACAAATACTTTTACGTTTTGCACAGGTCTTGCCGCTGTTTTGCCGGTTGCACCTAGTATGGATATTGGATTGTTTTGTAATTTACTTCCCACAGGAAGTGTGGCCCCTGCCGCGGCAATTTCAATAGTTCCTGAACCATCTGATGATATTGTAGCACCGCCTATATCAATTGTTTCTGCGGCAACAAATAATGTTTGCCATCTTTTTGAACTAGATCCCAATTGGAAAACACCATCCTGGCTAGGTAAAAGATTTCCTTCTATCACTACACCCGGAGATGAATCCTCTGTTGATATCGTCGTTCCAGCAACTCTAATGCCTTCTATAACCACGTTTCCGTTGCTTGAATTCAATGTTAGATCAGCATTTGATGGTGATGCTATTGTCGAACCAATTATGCTTAAATCACCTACACTGACATTGGAAAGCTCATTGTCAACGTATGCCTTAATAGATTGTTGTGTTGCAAGTGCTGTGGCACTATCAGTTGATAAATCGTCCTCATCAAGGATTGTGGTGACACTGGCTCCAGATCCAATTTTGAATGTATCGTTAATGATAACCACCCCTGTACCTGCGGTTTGTAATGTTAAATCTCCATTTGAAGGAGCAGATAGGGTGGATCCTGTGGCTGTAAGATCACCCAAACTAGTGCTACTACCACCTCCGCCTCCAACTTCAGTACCACCTGGAGTTACTCCGTCACCAATTCTCAAACTACCAGTATCAACATCTACTGCTAGATAGCCGTCTTCGATAACGTGGGTTGATAAGTTGTAATCTTTGTATGAACCTACTAGTTTCCTGAATGCCATGTACGCTCCTTAATTTTGGCCGGATAATGTTTTTAGTCTTTGTATGAATTCACTTTCAGTTTTTGGCTCTTTGGATTTCATGCCTTGTGGAATGCCAGGTTGATCACCACCTGTAGTTTCAGGTGCTTGTACCAACGGTCCATCTTTTCTTGCAATTTCGTCTTCTGCTGTCTCGTCTGCGTCCTGTACAATGTTGTCGAAGTGTGCCAGATCTTTACCAGCATCAGCTTTTTTTAATTCTAATTCTTGTTGTAGTGGATACATGGGAGGCTTTGTGTTAGGGTCATCTGTCGCTACCTTTCCTGGATTGTCCTTGTTGTTGTCATCCGTTTTGACCTCTTCGCTATCTGTTGACACAGATGCTTTTTTTGATCCAATCAATTGATTTAGAAGTTCCTCATCCTCTTTGTCTGGAATAGCTTTTATGTTTATGTCTATTTCTTTATATCTCATCCGTTATCCTTATCCAAAGGTTGCGTTCTGACGTGCTAGGGCCACCCAGCCAGTTGATTGATAAAGCAGTGTTACTGTGTCTTGCACATCGTCAAATGTTATGTTAGTCCCGTTCACGAAGTTTGCCGGAGTGACTATTCCACTGCCTCCGTCGGTCTTCATTGAAATTATTTTGATCTGTCCTTCAACGCCATCTGCCAATGAAAAGGCCTGTGATCCACCAGTTGTAACTAATAATGTGACTGTGTCTGTCAAATTTACGACCTCTGTACTACCAGAGCCAGTAAGCGTTTGCACACCAAAAACATTTCCTCGAGAAAACAAAGTGCCTGTGACATCAACTGCTTCTGCCACTGTAATCTTTGTTGAATCTGCTGAATCTAATGTGGTGCCATTTACTCTTAATGCACTGACAATTACATCACCTGTGCCACTTGCTTGTAAAGATAATTCAGCATTTGATCCATTAGATGTTATAGTATTTGTCGTCAAACTGTTTGCAGTGATGTCTGTTGCTGTGACTGTGCTGTTAAACGTTGCGGCACCGTCCTCACTCATGTCTAGTGTCAACGCTGATACTGTTGCACCTCCATCATTACCTTTGAAAATAAGATCTTGATCTTGTGCTGATGCTTTGATTACAAAGTCTGCTGTTACTCTGCTGAGTCTACCAAATTCTGTACCGGCGTCTTTCAAAATTAAATCTGCGTTGTCAACATCTAAGATTACATCGCCACCTGCATCTAGTGTAATATCTCCTGTGCCTGAAGATGCAACTGTTAAGGCCGCGTTTGATCCATTTGCCGTAATCTCGTTTGTTGTGACCGAACCTGCTGTGATATTTCCTTCAACGGTGAAACCTACACATGTTAAGGCACCACTGAACGTTCCTGTGGTTGCCGTCAAAGCTCCGGTTTGTAATGCCCCTGCTGTGACTGATATTGAACTTGATTTGTCTGCCGCTGTGGCAGTTGTAGTACCTACTATAAATGAATCGGTATCTTCTTTCCAAACAATCGCCGCGTTGTCTCCTGCGGAACCTCTTTCTATGATGATACCTGCATTGTTTGTGTTTGCTGAGGCACCCGTGTTTAATTCTATTATGTTGTCTTCTATTGTGGTGTTTGTCGTACTGACTGTTGTAGAACTACCACCCACTGTTAAATTTCCATTTACAGATACATTCAAACTGTCAAGTGTAATGGTATTTGTGCCTGAACCAGAATCAAATCCGTCACCTGCTTTAATTGTGTAATCACCTGATGTACGTAAAGTTTTAGCCATTTGCTAGTATTTATATAGAATAGGGGGAGTGTAAAAACTCCCCCATAAGCACGTGTTCGTTATTATCTAACGTCGATGTTAGCGATGCCTGATACTTGACCTTCGTCAGTACCCTCAGTGTTTAACTGATATTTCGCATTGCCTGTAGTACCGTCTGCTTGTACATAGTGTACTGTGTTGTTGAAAAACTTACTTACGTAAGCAACTGTTGAGTCATCTAATATGATCTGAACACAGAATGTACCGTCAGCACCGCTTGGTGCGGCACTAGGTAATGATCCTGGTGCAACTGCCTGTAAACAATACACTCCCTCTGATGAATCTTCCAAGTGTATTTTGAACTTTCCTGATCCTCTTTGGTTTACTACGTAAGCCACAGTTGAATCAACTTTAGATCCACCGTCCGGTCTGTATGCCGTAACTGCTATGTTTCCTGATAGGTTGCTACCGAAGTCATTCGCTCCGCCAGACATTTTACTTTTTTTGATTGGTCTTCCCATTTGTTTTCTCCTGTTTAGGAGTCCAATGCCAGTTCTCCTGGCTACGCGGTTTGTTTCCGCATAAGTCTTCTGCTGTATGCAAAAGCACGTTTGAACTATATGTATTTATCGTGATACAGGATTTATTAAACACCCATAAAA